AGAAGCGCGTTCTTCACTGGGGCACTCCTACACGTTTGGAATCGAGACGTAGGTGAGCGAGCCGGAAATCTGGCCCGTGCTACTCTGGAGCAGGCACACATTGTCGGCGTCCGTGCTGGTCTTTGCCCAGGAGTCGCGCGTGGTGGGGAGCACAATACCCCCATTCGCTGCGAAGTTCCAGCCAGTGGCCGCCGTGCTGCCGCCCAGCAGGCCCGTGGGCGATGTCGCACACACGCTGCCCGTGCCGTCCACCAGGGCCACGTTCTGCGCCGTGGCGGTCATGAGCTGGAGGCTACAGATGTAGATCCGCTCGCTCGCCGTCCCCGTGATCAGCTGCGTGCCGGTGGTCTGGGAGATCTGGATGTAGAGCACAGTCTCCCGCTCGCAGGCCCCGGCGACGATGGTCGTGCCGCCACGCTGAGCTTGGTTGGTCGAGAGGTTGGTGGCCGTGACCGTGACGGTATCTGAGCCCCCGATTTGAACGTCGAGGTTCGTTGCGGACACGGTCACCGTGTCGCTGCCGCCGATCTGAACGTCCAGGTTCGTCGCCGTGACCGTCGTGGTGGGCATCGTCTCCACGTCCACCTGGATCGAGCCCGTGGTATCGGTCTTGATACTCTGGACGTTCGTGCCATCTTGCCCAGCAATCAGGATCGGGTTCCCGCTGACCGCGGCCCCATCGGCTGCCGCACCCACCGGGGTGACCTGGTCCGCACTCGTGGTGTCCACGGCGATCGTGGCCGAGGAGTCGATGATCACATTCATCGCGCCGGCACCATCGGACACGGTCAGAGTCGGAGCACTCTCAATGTCCACCTGTAGGGAGCCCGTGGTGTCGGTCTTCAGGCTCTGCGCGTTCGTCCCATCCTGCCCCGCCACCAGCACAGGATTGCCACTCACAGCAGCTCCATCCGCCGCCGATCCCACAGCCGTGACCGAACCGGAGTCCACAATCACGTTGAGCGCCCCCACTCCGTCCGTGACGGTCACCGTGCCATCCACCGTGAGAGTGTTCCCCCCATCCTGCACGTTCACCGCCGCAGCACCCGCAGCGTTGTCCACCGTGACGTTGTGTCCATCAGGGAGTTGGTTCGCAGCCGTAGCCGCGCCAGTGGGCAGGGGCAGCGAGGCTGCCGAGATGGGCTGCGTAACGCCCGACCCATTCACCCACAACCTGCCCGAATCATCCACCTGCATGACGGTGCGATCGAGGTCTGCCCCCACCAGCGAGCCGGGCGTGCCATCCCGCACCACGCCTGCCATGGTCACCCTCTCCCCGGCCGCCGTCGCGGTGTCCTCGGCGTAGGAGGCGACCACGACGCCGGTCCCGTCGTAGACCTCGAAGCGGCTCTCCTCGTTCCACTGCAGCGACCAGCCCGCCTCGAGCGTGGCGACGTACATGATCCGCTCGGTGCCAGACTGGTCGAACTGCACTGTGACGGTCTGCGATCCGGCGGCGTAGATCGAGCAGCCGGAGATCTTCCGCTGGGTCGAGGCGCCGGGGGCCGCGACGATCGTCGTGTCGGTCGCCGTGGTGATCTGCCCGTTCGACGCTCCGGGCGTGAAGGTCGTGCTGGTGTTGTCCACCCAGGAGCACCGGTAGTCGGTCGCCGCCGTCGTCGTGGTGGCGACCTCGAGCGAGTCCGTGGTGGCCGTGAGCGTGATCGCGCCAGAGGCCCATGCTAGGGGCGCGAGCCCCAGTGCAAGGGCAACCGCGAGAATGAACTTCCGCATCATCTAGAATCCTCCATAAGACACAAGGATCATGGTTTCCTGGTGGGTGAGCCCACCGCCCGCTCCCCCAGTATCTGCCTCACACCCAAAGGTGTTGGTGCTTGTGTCGTAGGTCAGCATGTTATCAGTGTTGCAATTGGGCACACTCCGCCATGTGGCAGCCACTGTGGAGTCGGAGACCAGCACCTGATCATCGGCCCCCGGTGCGGCGCCCGTACCTCCCTTCGCTACTGTGAGAGTGCCCTGCAGGTCCGGGAGATCCACCACACTCTCGATCTCTGCCTCCACCGCTGCCTCATCGAGATCATTCGCGTTCGCCGTCCCATCCACATCCCCCGTGAGAGTGAGTTCATCGGCCTCAAGAGATCCATCCACCAGGGCATCCTCGAATGTCCCCACCGAGAAGAACCCTGTGGCACTATCTCCCGTGAGAGCCGCCCCCGCCTCGGCATCTCCTGCAGCATAGTTCCCCGTGGTGTCGGTGGTCAGAGCCACACTGTTGGCCCTTACAACACCGATGATCGTGTCGGGAGTGGCAGCGGTGTTCAGCTGGAAGTCAATGTCGCCGCTGTCGTCGAAGTCGGGATCGGTGGCAGCCGTGAAAGCAGCGGTGTTATCCCCATCCTCCACGCGGATGCTATCCCCACTCCCCACTCCCCCACTAGGAATATCACACGTCACCACCGGGGACAGCCACGTGCAAGTGACTCCCGTGCCGGTGAAGTTGAAGGTGAGAGGCGCCCCGAGAGTAACACCCTCATCCTGCACCTTCACGGCAGGGATGGTGTAATCCTGCGCTCCCACCGTGGTGGCACACAGCACCAATGCCCCCAGCCCGAGTAGCTTCCACAGCTTCTTCCACCACGGCGTGTGAACCTTGAGCTTCACCACAATCGGCAAGGGCAACACATGATATGTCAGTGGCATCAGAGCACCATTGAAATGTGCAACACATCCCCGGGCGTGCCGATGATGTAGTATTGATCCGTGCTGGTGAACTGCCCCGCTAGGTCGATGGTAAACGCCTCGCCCGTGCGGATGTACACCAGCCTATTCGCTCCCGTGGTCACATCGCTCTTGCCCATGTAGACAGTCCCAGCGTTCGAATCACCAGCCCGGAACGCCGCATGGGAGAAGAACAACTGACTAGACAACCCCAGGGCAGAAGTCAGCGTCGCCGCACTGCCCGTCACGGTGTATTCAATCCCTTCGAATCTAGCGGCCACTCTCGCTCACCACTGTGCGGGGACCTTCAGGTCCGTTCTTCTGAACCATCTGAGGCGGCTCCTGCCCACTGGGAGGACGGCCTCCCTGTGGCCCCACCCCACTGGTGCCCGGTACCCCTCCACCCCCACCGGGTGGCGGCATCCCCGGCCCAACCATGCCTAGACTCGCTTGCATGAGGGCCATCTGGCCCTGTAGCAGCACGAGCTGGTTCTGCATCTGCACCACCTCAGGAGGTGGTCCCGGCATGAATCCCACCCTCCGTGCTTCGGCAATGCGCTCGGGGATCGTCTCTGCTGGGCTCGGCCCCTTGTCTGTGAGGTTCATCGCATCCCACACGGAGTAGGGATCAATCGCGTTGGCCCTGAAGAGCTGGAGGATGTACATCTTCTGCAGCGCATGGGAGACATTCAGGAAGCTATCCGGCGCCACCGCGAACACGAAGTTCTTGGCATGCTTGGTCGCACGCATGTCCGCGGGAAGTTCCACCTCCTCAATCCCCGGTGCGGGAGCAAGGGTACCGGGATCGTAGTCAAAGTCCTCCAGCGTGAGTCCATCCTGCCCGAGGATCTGGAATCTCTTCTTATCCTTGTAGAACTGGATGAAGTTCACCTTCATCATCTCCGCAAGTTCCCCAAGGCTCTGCTCCATGCCATGAGCACGTAGTCTCAGAATCGGGGAGAGAGCATCCAGGAACTTCTCCACCGTGTCGGCCGCCGGCATCTGCTTGAGCTGCTGGAGCTGCTGCAGCCCCCGCACTCCCGAGTTCTCCTCCATCTCGGTCTTGTAGAAGTTCAGCATCTCAAGGTACCAATTCGGGAGGGCCGGCCCATCAATCACCTGGAACCCACTCCCCGCCGTGGGGTTCAGCATCGCCTTGAACCCCGCCTTGCGGGTGTCGATCTTGTCCAAGTTGCTCTCGGAGATGGCGTTCTTGTCCCCAATCACCCCGCGCTTGATCCACTGCTGAATGCCATCCTCCGCCCCACGGAGGGCCTCATTGAGCCCATTCTGGAGTGGCCAGAGGTCGGAGATCAGCGGTGCCCCCAGCAGACTCCACGGGAGCGGATCCAGCGTGAATCGCACAATCGGGAACATCCCATGCCAGTAGGGGTTCGGGATGTCCTCCAGCACACAATCCGGGGTGCAGATGATGAGTCTCCCCCGAGGGTACAGCCTCGCTTCCTCCGCGGTGACCACCTTCATGGTCATGGGATTGATGCTCCCAACGGGGAACACCGTGTACTCACCCCCCGCCGTGCCCATGCCCATCACCCGGGGGGCATCCCCCGTGTGGATGCTCTCATCCTTGATCCACACCCGGATGAGATCCACCCCCTCCATGCCGTCTCTCACACTCCCCGTGGTGCTCGCACTTCTCCCCACCGCGCTGGTGAAAGCACTCCCAACGAGGGTGAAGAGATTACTCCTCCCCGTCTTCATCACATCAGTGAACCAACTCTTGCGAGTGACTTGGAGCTTCCCACGCTTGCTGGGGTACCGCTCCAACAGAGTCTGGAGGGGCAACTGCTGACGCACCGCCACCCCTCTCCACTCCTGCACCGTGTCACTAAACACCGGGTCAATGGGGATCACATCCCGGCTATCCACGGTGATTAGCTCAATGTCCTCCCCATTCCAAAGGGGGAGGATATACCCACTCCCCGCACACCCACTCCACTGCACGGCCGAGACGATCTTCCTCTCCGCCTTGCTATTCCTCCACCATGCTCTTGCCAGCTTGTTGAAGATGGTGGCTTGGGCCTTGTACTCCTCCCGATGGGTTTCATAGTTCCAGATAGGCCGCACGTCCGTGAGGGCACTGGCGGTCTCCATCAGGATCTTCTTCAGCTTGTTGTCAAACCCCTGGGACAGCGCACTCTGCCGCAGGGGCAGCTGATCCCCCTGCACAGCATCCATGTTCCTCTGGCAGTCGTTGTAGCCCTTCTCCTTCTTGAGAGTAGCTACCCCCGAGGAGATCATCTTCTGAATGTTGGCTAGAAGAGCATTCTCATACCCCTCCACCCCGGTTGTAGCAATCACGTTATCCAAGGCTAAACCCAGCTTCCTGGCATCCCTCGGCCACTCCCTTCGGAGTACCTATGCTGCCGTGTTTTGAAGTCATACCCATCCCAGCGCTTGTCAGTGTAGGCTGCATCATCTCGCAGCCGCACCCCGTGTTGTTTCTCCAAGCTTCTCAGATGGCTCGCACTCTTGATCTCAATCGGCTGTCCAGTCAGGTGTGTCGTCACATAGGGAAAGATGCTGGTTGCGCCCCTCTGGCGCCCCGCCCACACTCTCTCCGTCTCGCCCCCACAGTCGGGCATCTCGCATTTCGGATTCGGGTCCCCCCGAAGTGCAAGGTAGCGCTCCACGGAATTCCCACACTTCGCGCACTCCAACTGGTAGAGGGGCATCAGAACCCCTCAGTGTTGCCCGCACTCCACGTCACGAGAGGCCGGCTGTAGCGATCCCAGTCCCCACAACACCGACATCTCCCACACGTGGGACACTTCCCATGGGCTTCCCGGGGCACGTATTGGTACTTCTGGAAGTCGTCGTTCTGGATACCCCTACTCCCATTCGTGCTACTACCGAGACCAGCTGTCAAAGTAGTCCCCATGCGCGACCTCCTCCTCCGTGATCTTCTCCCCCGTCGGCCACATGAGAGTGGGGCGCTTGTCCATGCTCATGATCATGGCATACTCCCCCTTCTCCCCCAAGTCTCCGTGCTCACAGAACTCCCCGCAGTGCAGGCAGAAGCTCCCCTTCTTGTTCTTTCCCCATTCATGGGTGTGGTGGTTGAATGCCATGTTAGTAGGCCCCCAGGGTCTCATCCAATGCCCGTGAGACCCGTTCGCGGATGTAAACTCCCGGGTCCTTCTTGTAAAACTGTGCCTCAGACGTCAGGCGCTTGCGCTGACCCTCGCGGAGGGCCACAATCTCATCCCCCACCTTCAGCCCCGACAGGGCCTTCACCCACTTCACAAGGTCCTCGGGGGACTCAATGGGCACCCCATAGAGCTGATCCAGGGCCTGCCGAGCCTCCTTGGAGAGGATCAGCACCCTATCACTGGAGTCAATCCCCTGGAACCGCTCCAGCTGCTTCTGGATGGCCGCTCGGGGGTTCCCAGGGTTGAAGGCCGCATACGCCTTGTACACCTCATCCGGAATGGTGATGGTCACAATCATACATTCGTCTCCTCGCTAGAGTCTAGCACATATCTCCCATGTAGTCAAGCCCTTACGCGCCGAGCACGTCATTCTCCCAGCGCTCCATGGCCTGTTCCCAGGAGATCCCCATGGTGTTGAACTCCCGTGGGGGCGCCGTCACCCCCTTGAACCGCTGCTCATACGCCCTGCGTCTCTCATCAGCAATCATCACCGTATCATGCTCATGGGCAACATAATACGCAATGAACAGGGCCATCAACCGATCATCGTGGTAGCCATCCGCATGGGTGAGTTCCCTCCGCCCGTTCGGCATCATGGCCACCACATAGCTCCCCATCTCCTCCACCACCCCCGGGGAGTTGACCCTTAGATCCCCCTTCCGGATGGCCTCCACGCCCTTCTCCGTGAGCACGGGGCGGGTGGCCGGGGTGGTCCACCATCCCACCTCCTGGGAGAACTTCCCATCCTGCCGGAGGGGCCGGGAGTAGATGTAGAAGTGCGTGTACCCCCTCCGCATGAGGTCGGTCTGGCACACGATCCCCGGACTTCCAGGGTTGCACTCCACCGCCATCTTGGCCGGCAGGCCCATCTCCCGGTCCGTATAGACATTCCCCACAATCCATGCGGGAATGTGCAGCTGGCTCGGGGGTATAGTGCCCCTCCACTCCGCCACCTGCTCATCGGGGGTCCACCTATTCCCCACCCTCACCACCTCGATGGCACTACTATCCCCGCCATCCTGCCCGTAGCTCGCATCCACCCCCACCACATACACATACCCGGGCTTGTTCTCCTCCCAAATCACGAGCTTGTTGTCTGCCTTGTTGGGGGTCTGGTCCTTGATGTAGCGCTCCAGGTCAACCGGGCGGAGCTTCTGAGTGGATAGATTCACCTCATACACCGCCGCGGGCGTGCGGCACTGGGAGCGCACCTTGCTGCGTTCCTCCAGCGTAAACACGCTCCGGAGGCCCATCTGGAACGCCTCCTCCGCGAAGCTTGGGTGCTCCTGCAGGAAGATCTCCAGCTTCCCCCCGGCCTCCGCCTCATTGCGCTTGAACTGGTACCAACTCATCTGCTCCCGGGAGAGTTCGATCCCACTCTCCTGCAACACCCGGGCCGCGATGCCCTTGGTCACATCATTGAACTCCACCCCATCTGCCCTCCGGGCGAACTTATCCGGACACATGAACCAGCCCACGAAGAGGTTCTTGAACTCACTCTGTCCCGTGGCGGCGAGCTGGTACTGATCATGGAACCAGTTCCCCTTCCCACCCGCTCCCGTGGATTCCAGGATCAAGAGGGAGTGGTGCTTCCTGCTACTCGCAAAGGCCGGACGGAGGTCGTAGTCCAGCGCCAGGGCATTCTCAGGCTTCCAAGTACTAAGCTCCGTGAGGTGGGCCACATCCACCGTCATGCCCTGCCCAAGGGTGGTCTTCTGGTTCCCACTCCCCACCACCACGTCACTGTCGAGATCAGGGAAGTGCAGGTTGGTGGCCTTCACGCGGGCATCTGCCCGGGGCTTCATCCACCCAGGGAGGTTGTCAATGATCCCCGTCAGCACCCGGAAGAGCTTCAGGCTGTTGTCGGGGTGGTCGCTGCCGATCACCGTGCGCGTGTGAGGGAAAAAGACCGTCAAGTGCGCAGCAAGGGCCTCCGAGATCACAGTTCCACCAATCTGGCGGGACTTTAGAAGCACCATCATCATCTTGCACTCGAACTCCGACAGCTTTGGGTGTGCGGTGAAATAGTCCCATTCCTCCCTCTCAATCTCGGCGAGTTTGTCCAACAGGGCCATCTGGGAGGGCCAGGGCTTCAGCGCACTGAGTTTGCCCCGGTCATCCGTGATCTTGGCATACCGCGAGCACCAATACCGGAAGTCTATCTTGCTCCTCTGTAGTTCATTGAATATGTAGAGCTGCACATCCTCGGGCTGGGAGGCGATGATAGCACTGATGGGCTCCTCCCCCTCCCACTCCACGTCCTTCAGCCTATACGCATAGTCCATCACCTCCGTGTCGTTGTACTCGCGCAGGGGCATCCCGAGTGCCTTCTCCAGGCGCTCCTGGCTATGCGCGATCACGGAGGGGTGGTACACTAGCCCTCCCCCACCACTTCAGCCTCCACCACTCTCTCCCTGCGATAAAGCACCTCATCGGATGCCTTCATCATCTTCTCAAACACGCTGGCTCCACCGCCCGCGGCGTCCACCCGCACCCCCACGGCCGTGTTGACCGTCACGCCTCCCCCCTTCTCCACGCTCTTCGTGACCTCCAGGAGCTGCCGGGTGGCGAACTCCTTGAGCTTACTGGGGGCCTCCACGCCCGTGGTTTCACAGAACGTGCATGGAATGGTCTCCACATGGTCGGTGCTCTTCCGGTGCAACGCTCCCGTGCCCCCACACGCCCCACACACCCCATACTCACTAAGAGCATGCTTGTAGAGACTCTTCACGAGGCTCGGGAGGTTCCGGTGGGCCTCAATGGCCGCCTCCACCTTCCCCAGCTCAATGCACCCCTCAGCGAACTTCTTCATGATCTGGGTGGGTTCAGCCCCAGCCTCAGCCACAAGGCGCGCTAGGCCCTTCTTGGTGGGGGTCCGGAGTAGGTTCAGCAGGGCCTTCTCCCTCTCATTCAACCTCTCAGGGATGGCCTCCAGCTTCTCAACAATCTCTTCCTTCCCCCCGACGTTCTGCTCGAAGCGTCTCATGAGGCGGCTCGCCCCGTTGTCCACCACCCCGGTCATCCTCCGCACCACGATGGCGCCGGCTGGCCCCTTCCGGCTCTTCGCCACCGGGCTATTCCTCAGGGCCTCCGGCATCTCATGCTCCTCCACCCCCTGGTTCTTCAGGGCTTCGTAGAGGATCTTCTTCTCAGGCTTGGCGGGGCCGTCTAGGCGCTTCACGTTCTGCCCTCATGATCTGCTTAATCATCCACTCTTCCAGGCGCTGCTTCTTGTGCCACGCCCGGTTACCTACCGCCATGGGGTGCCATCCTCCTTAGTAGAACGGGGGACCTCCTCCCAATCGGGCAAGGAGATCCCCGTTTGCGCACGATACTCCAACCTCTCCAGCTCTCTTGCCGCGTGCTCCTCGTCAGAGGTGTAGAACACCTTGCTGCCATCTTCCTCCCCCTCAGGAGGGGGTGGGAAGGCTCTCTCTAGGGCATCTGCGATCCGCCCTAGGTGCCTACCGATGGTGAGGAGATCCACCCAGCTCAAGAGCGTGGGGGCTTACTGCAGGTGCTTGCGGATGTTGTCCAGAGCCGCGACCACCGCAGCGACGCCCGCGATCAGCAGGGACGAAGCGATGCCCTTGACAGCAGTGCCAATGACCGGAATGGAGCCCACGACGGTCTCCGCCAGCTCCTTGGCCTTGTCGCCGAACTCCGGGCTAAGCAGGGTCGCACCCACCCCACCTACCAGCACGTACGCCAGAGCCTTCAGGCCCTTGATGACAGAAATCTTCAGATCCATGCTACTTTCTCTCCTTTGTGGCAGACTTCCACGGCTGATCACCCTCCCTCCACAGTCCAGCCTCACGACCAGCAATGAAGATAGTGGCGATCTTGCCCAGAATCGAGCGAACCTTCGAGAACCAACCCACTTAGCACCTCACAAAAAGGGTGTCAGGCGAGATCTGGAGGGAGGATTGGGAGAACCGAAGCTCTCAACCAAGAGGGTGTGGGAGGAAGATCTCGCCCAACACATGCTTACTATATCAGTTTTCCACCCTAGTGTCAAGCACAAAAGCAGTTAAGGTGGGCTCCCGCGGTGTTCAAGTAACACTTGAGGTGTGCGTGCAGGTAACATGGGTCGGGCTCGTATGGTGCGTAGCCATACGATTGATACCATGGTGCTGTCTAAACTAGAGCATAGACATGGACAACATCTAGATGTATAAGGACACTTTGTCCATTTCTGCATGTGCTGTGTTTTCAAGGGGTTACAGACACCCCCCGAAATCGACACTTTGTCCATGCCCGAGGGAGGGGAAAAGTGGGGGGAAAAAAATTTTGAAAGCTGCCTAAGAGGCCCCCCTACCCCCCAAACGGCCCGGCCCACCCCTCCGACTACGGGTCACCAACAGCCTCTAACTGTGTGGTAACAAGGGAGTTAGGGCAATGACCCGGGGTCATTGGCGTAAGTGCAGGCCGCTCCGATACTTAGACCCTCCCGCCGATCCTCGGTCATTTCGGCCGTAACTCCCTGCGCTGCATGCACTTACAAGCCTTGACAGACAACCCCCGGGAGCGCATCTTGGGGTTGACGCAAGGTCCCGCTCCAGAGCGGGGCCGGTGCTCTTTGCTAACCTCACCCAAACCGGCAAACAGCACGGGAAACGTGTGCCTCCGTGGACCAAACTCCCCCCTATATAGGCCGCCCGCCGCGCGGCCCCTAGGAGCCCTATGCCAGTCATCCACCGTTCCCCTTGGAAGGATGCCCAAGGCGCTACATCGGCCGTCAGCCGATGGAACGCCAAAGCACACCCCAGCCTAGACCCTGACCTTGACTCCGAAGAGGCCTCCGTGAATGCCCGCGTCGCCGCACTGGTGGCCCGCAGACGCAACGCCAGCCCCGAGACGGCCCGCAGCATCATCGCCCGGCTCGCAGCGCTTCAGACCCGGCTCGCGAACCTCAGAGAGGAGCGCGCAGCCCGGAACCGCAGCCGAGCGACCTCCGAACCGCACCCCGCCCAACGCGACGCCACGCCCCCAGCCCCACGCATCCCCGACCTCCCCCGCAGCATCCGGCAGTAACCGCCCAGCTATCAGGCACCTCGCTTGATAGCTGACCAGTTGCCGCCGTAGGCAACGCCCCCGCCCCTAGCCCCGTGCTAGGTCGCGGGTTAGCCGGTAAACCCAACCCGGCGCGCCGTTCGCGCGGCCCGGGATCTTTGAAAACTAGGAGCCACACAATGAGCAAGAAGAAGACCGCCGACCTGCCCGCCGACCCGGCCCCCGTGCAGAGCACGGACGCCCCGGCCCGCGCGCTGGTCGCCGTGACCGCGCTCGTCTCCGCCGTCATCTCCGCCGTGGTCAACAAGCTGGGGAGCAGCGCCGCCGCCCTGCGATATGACGTCCTCATTAGCTACCCCACGAGCCGCCCCGTCGGGCGCTTCGCCGTGGCCGAGGACGACGACGCCGCCTTCAAGGCCGGCCGCCCCTACCAGATCATCCACCCCAGCGGCCACGCCGGCGACGCCGCAGCACTCCCCGAACTGGCCCGAATGGCCGACACCCAACGCGCGAAGTGGAGCATCGGGACCAAGACCCTCGCGCTCGTGACGCGAGCCAAACTCCTGATCTCGCCCAGCATCATCACAGATCCCCACGCGGTGGCCGGATCCGCCGCCCGCGCCGTGCTGGACCTCATGGCCCCGCCGGAAGCCCGCAAGGGCGGCGGCATCACCACCAAGACCGCGAACCGCGCCCGCGTCGCCGAGACGTTGGGCTACAACAGCAAGACCGACAGCTTCACGGCCCTTGTGTCAAACGCCATCAAGACCGCCACGGACGCCCACCTCGCCCAGTTGGGCGGGATGGACGCATGGAAGCGCGAGACGGAGGCCGCCTTCGAAGTGGTCAACATCACAACGCCCCCGACCGTCTACTACGTGCAACTCGCCTGCGCTGGGGATGCCGCCCGCCTCGCCGCCGCCAAGGCCGCCGGGCAGCCGAAGCCCAATCGCCACGTCTACCTCAGCACCCCATCCGGCAACGCCCCCGCCATGCTGGCCGCGTGGCGCTGCCCGGTGCCCGGCTGTGACGAGCCCCTCGCCGAGATCCCGAAGCGCGCGAAGAAGCCCGCCAAGGACACCGCCGAGAGCATCAAGGACGACATCAAGAAGCTCGCCGCCGACCTCGAAGCCGCCCAGCCCGCGACCGCCGCGACCGCCTAGACCCTTCGGGCGGGGGAGCAATCCCCCGCCCACACGCACCGTGGCTCCTAGCCTGCTAGTTGAAGGCCCGACTCCTCGGACCTTGAACTAGCAGGATCTTTGAGACGTAGCACCGCACCCCGCGCCCACCGCGCGGGTTTGCCCCCTCGGCCGATCCGGCCGTGTTCGGGGCTTTTTGTGCTTGTGCTTCGTCCGGCCGCCGGGCCGCTCCCGGCCTTTCCCGCCCACGCCCCCGTGCGGTGGGCTTTGAGGGTGAGCTTCATGCGTGAGAGGGTGCGCCTTTATTCGTTGCTGCTGCTGCTGCTGGCGTGGGCCTTCGTGTTGTACACGGAGAATCCACCCCTTCCACCATACGTGTTGGACTAGGAGGGTGCTATGGGTGAGGGTCACTTGGTGTTGGACTACGAGCTTTCCCTTGCGAAGGCCCGCGCGAGGAGGAGACTCTCGCAGAGGCTTTCCCTCTACAAGGTGCGCCTTCTCCCCTTGGGGGAGGGTGGCGATGAGGGCGTGACCGAGTGGACAGGGCTCGCCTTCGGCCCTGAGGAGGCCCTTTGTAAGGCCCGGCTCGTCTACGGCGCGGGTGCAAGGGTGGTGCAAGTGTGGCTGGACATCACAGAGGGTGCGCTGCGCCGGAAGCGTGCGTTTCCCAAGAGGAGGAAGTAGCATGACCAGAACACAGAGGTTGTGGAGGCTGGCCCCGCAGAGGGGAGTCATCACGCGGGGTGGGGGCTCGACTTCGACCACGCCATCCGCGAGGCGGAGGCGGCGGGATTCGTGGTGGAGCCCCGCAAGACGTTCGCCATCCTGAGGGTGCCCGAGACCAAGCACGCGCGGGCGCTGGCCGAGTTCGTGTTGAAGCACAAGGACGCACGGGAGGTGCCGACCATGCGATAAGCAACTCAGGGGCGCCTTTAAGTCGAGGGGAGGGAGGGGTTTTTGCCTAGCTGGCCCCTCCCTCTCCTAGCCCCGCTTGTGTGTTGGGGGAGAGTGTGGGGTGGCCGTGGGTGAAGGGAGAGGGCTGGGCTGGTACCCTACTCCTCCATCCCCCCACACTCTCCCCGAGTACACAAGGAGGGTGATGTATGGGCATGAGGTTGGTGTGTTGCATGAAGGCCGTCACGGAGCATCCGCCGAGCTATGACGGGCAGTGCAAGACGTGCCCGGAGTGCGGGAGCGTGTGGATGTACTTCTTCGGTGTGTGGAAGTTCATGTGCTTTTCCAAGCAGGAGGGAGCATGATCGACGCAAGAGCACGGCAGGCGTGGGCCTCTCACCCCAAGGGGAAGCCCAGTGAGGCTCTCCTCGTGTTGATGCACGAGGAGGCCCTGCAGGAGGACCGGGACCGGACCTTCAACCGCAAGCGGAAGCTCAATGAGGCTCTCCACAAGGCGTTCAAGCGGAGGATGAACACCCTCGCGTTCTACCCCAGCACCCGCAGGGGGATGCGCCGTGGATGAGCCCATCCCCCTCACCCTCTGTGACTTGGGGACGTTCCACCGCGTCCTCACCCCGCGTGCGTGGGAGGGGACCGTGCGGGGGTACCGTGTGAGGGTGCTGGATCTCGGGAAGGGTGGGCTTGGTCCCATGAGGGAGCGCTACTGGGTGGAGTTCTACCCCCGGTTCTACCCCCTGCTCGAAGAGGGGTTCTGGAGCGAGGCGGCGGATTCCCTCAAGGGCGTGCAGAGGGAGATCCGTAAGCTCGTGAGAGAAGCGCGGCATCTCAACTTCAAGGAGGCCCACCGTGGCTAAGGGGATCTGGAAGCACCTCCCGTGGTGCACCTTCACGTGGAAGAACCACATGTGCGTGCGTAAGCACGACCACAAGGGGAAGTGCAAGTGCACGTGCGGGGTGCAGCACAAGTGAGCCCCCGCTACCGCATGCGCCTAGAGCGCAAGCGGGCCAACTATCAGGAGGATCTCGACAAGTACCGCGAGGAGTGGGAGAAGCTCTGTGCCCGCCTCGCGGAGCTTGAGAGGGATCCCTCCCCCGATGCACGGAGGTTGGAGTTGATGGTGGTGGATCGCAGGGGTGCTGTGAGAAGCTGGGTGTTGTGGCTGGAGGGTGAGGTGGAAGCCCTCGGGAGGAAGTTGGCATGTGCTTGAGTGCGGGGGATCGGCTCCGGTGGATCGCTCGTGAGTTGGTGCGGAGAGGTTTCTTCACTCCCCAAGGGGAGCCTGTGCAAAGGAGGTTGTGGTGAGTAATGTGATGATTCCAGTCGGGTTCGGCTACTCGGGGCCGATGCTCGCACACACAGGGTGCTGTGCGTTCACGCAGCTACGTGCGAGCAATGAGACCACCCGGGAGGAACTCTCGGAACTCATGCGCGAGCATGAGCAGAGTGTGAGGGTGAAGTGGAACCCTCGCAAGGGGTTAGGGGGTGCTCCCACCCTCTGGTGCGTGACCGTGATGCCCCATGAGGGAGCGCTCGCTGAGGTGCTGCGTGGGTTGGGGTGGACCGAGAGGTTCCAGTTCCCTCGCAGGGTGGGCTACCCGAAGGGCTACAACGTGCTGTGGACGTACACCTACCCGATGTTGGATCGCCCCAAGTGAGTGTCTACTGCTGCGGGCTCAAGCCGGGGATCTTCTCCGGGAAGAAGGATAGGGAGTGCACTTTGCTCCTCGCCGAGTTCCCCGAGGAGAGGAAGCTCTGGGCCAATCCCTCTAAGGTGAGGCTCTACAAGAGGTTGCAGTACCCCGTGGTGCCCAAGCCCTTGGATCCTAAGGAGATCAAGAAGGCGCAGGACGGCGGCTCCGTCGTCCTGTTTGGGCAGGGGAACTCCACCTTTGGGGGGTTCAGCGTGTATGACATGGGGGAGTGCCCTGGCAACCCCCTCCCCAAGTGGCTGAGGGAGGTGTCGTGTAGGGAGGTCATGGAGAAACCAGCTCCGGAATGGATGCGCGGGCCTGTGTGGCATGGGCCATTCATGCACACCATCGTGGCTGAATCTCAGAGCTACGCACAGGCCCGCAAGGAGAAGTTCCTGCGTGCCATCGGGGCCACGAGGTTGTGCACCATCCGGCGCTCACCGGGGCTGAACCATGGGTACTCCATCCGCGTGTACGTGGGGGCGGTGGCGTGATGCCCTTCACGGAGAAGCAGTTGCAGGTGTACCAAGTGGCGGGGGCGTGGTATTCGTGCAGTTGGAAGCCGCGCTATGTGTGGACCTCCAAGGAGTATCCCCTCCCCATGCCCGCCGGGGCGGAGATGGTGAAGCTCGGAGTGGCTCCCGGTGGGAGGGAACTCTGGGCCAACACCGCCTACATGGTGCCCCTCGTGGAGGATGTCAAGATCCCCACGGTGCCCCAGTGCTCTCCGGGGTACTGGAAGATGGGGGTTGTGGATCCCTATGGGCGTGGATTCTCCGCCAACAAGGAGCCTGAGTGGGTTCTCAGGGGGGACAAGCACGGGATCCTCGACGTGTGGGAGGTGACCTACAGTCCTGTGTACTACCGATACGAGGGGCCGAGTCCCACTCCCCCCGGCTTGCTGGGCCTTGCGATCCACACCACCACCGACGATCCCGTGAAGAACCAAGAGGGTAAGATCAAGGCCCTACAGGAGATGGGCTGGATGCCGGTCGCCACGTGCGAGAGGTGGGCGGAGGTGTACGGCTACCGCATTGACCCCAAGACCAACAAGCCGTATCGTCTGACCATGTGGGCAGGCGAAGTGTGTAAGGAGGCCGCGAAATGAGCGATGCTGTTCGTCGGCGGAGTCGGAGGGAGATGGAGTTCACCTCTCCCAAGGACATCCTGCGCGAGAGTCAGGGGAAGTGGCCGGGCCACAACCTCTGTGAGGAGGAGGACTACGTGAACTGCACCTTCGGGAGCAAGGGAGAATGCACGAATCCGCGCCACTCGCGCTCCTTCACGAAGGAGTAGCAGTGCAGGAGGTCTACACCGCGATCTTCGAGGACTTGACCCATCTAGGGGGACCTATGGGCACTGAGTACACCACGGAGCACACCCTAGGGGTGTTCGCCACCATAGAAGGGGCCAAGAAGGCGTGTGAGAAACACTACCAGCAGCACACAACACGTGGAGCCCGCTTGAGGGGGTGGAGAAAGGACAAGAAAAGCATCCGAACTGACGACCTTGGGTGGGCCATGTACCATGTTCGCCCTACGGAGGTGGGAGCATGAGCCCCTATGCCCCGGATGGTGCTGCATTCACGAGCAGCGCGAGCTACCAGACTGGGCTCGCGTGTGCCATGGTGAGTGTGTGCAGGGATGGCCTCGCTAAGGCTGTCCGAGCAGCGGTAGCCCAGTGGCCCAAGGCCCACCCCGACTGGAGGGTGCAGGACACCCACAGGGGGCTCGCGGATGGCCTTGCCTTCATCCATGGGGCCGAGATGGAGGCCCTGGAGCACCTTGACTCCCTCACCCAATGAGGGGTGCGAGCTTCACTGGGTGCGGGTTCGAGCATGGTGGTTTGGTAAGGAGGTGGAGTTTGCGGTTCCGAGACTTTCACGCATTGGACGTGTTCCGCCAAGCGGGGAAGAAAGCTGCCGAAACGGCAGTAGTGAAGACTAAGGAGGTGCAGAAACCGACTGTGTTGGTGGTGGATCCCATCACTGACCTGCGGGCGATGGACTTCCTGCATCAGGTGAGTGAGAGGGACAGGGGGAAGTACCGGCTGCTCTATGCGCCCAACATCAAGACGGGTAAGGAGAGCTGGGGCAAGCCCGGGCCGCAGATCCTTGCGGTGGCCCACATCCCTGAGGGGGAGGGACTCCTCCACTTTGCGAAGTGGATGACGGATCGGTACAAGGAGAACGCTGCGGAGTATCCCCTCCCACGCCTTGTGGTGAACTTCTCCTACGCAGGGCACGTGAAGATCGAGAGTGAGCATAGGATCTTCTCCAAGATGCTGCTGCTGGCGAATCCGGATGTGTTGGTGTTGAGGTTGCCCTACTCTCCCACCATCTGGATGGAGATCAACGCGGAGGAGCCCATCGTGGAGGAGGAGAATGCTGGCGTGGAGGGAGTGCCAGCTTCTTGAGAGCTGTGATGAAGATCTCCCCTAGGGGGAGGCGCATCTCGGAGCGGATGCGGCAGAAGAGCCGGGCGGATGAGTGGATGGCACGCGCCATCCATAGAGCAATCCTTCAGCAAGGAGGAGGAAAGAAGGAGATGAAGAATGCATAACGGGAACCTGCAACGCACGGGTCTCCCACCGGGCGTGAAGCCTGCCATGAACGGGTACGGGTGGCTGGACGCCCGGGGGCCTGTGGTGAAGTACCTGCAGGGGGCCTTCCGTTGGCGCCCCAGTTGGGGGAGCGATCCCGAGTTCGGTATGCAGGATGTCCACACCAAGGAGATCGTGCCCGCCCACGAGGTGGGGGTGAGGAACAAGCACAACCCCTTCGAGGACGTGGACGGGAGTGCGTGCAGGGATGGGTGGAACGTGGAGATCAACCCCCTGCCCGCCACGTGCAAGGTGCTGGCCTACAAGAACGTGTGGAACACTGCGGAGAGTCTCTTCAAGAGGCTCTCACGGGAGAATCCCGCAGCCTTCACGGGGAGGTACAACCTCGTGATGATCCCCGCGTATCTGATCAACCGGGATCGGCTGGCGACAGCTCCCGAGGACGTGATGGAGTTCGGGTGCAGCCCCGCGCAGATGGCCTACTTGGATGGGGCTGCCGTGCGCCCCGAGATCAGTGCGCTCAGTCACCCGTACCGCTACATGGGAGGGCATCTCCATGTGGGGTATCATGACTATGAGATGCTCTCGGGCACTCGCTACCCGAAAGCCGCGGAGAAGCTGCTGTCTCTCTACGCCCCCGAGGTGTACCCCACCATCGTGAAGTGGCTGGATCTCAAGGTGGGGCTACCCGCCACCTACCTGTGGGACCGGCCCGAGCAGTACCTCCGCAGGCAGCACTACGGCAAGGCCGGGGAGTACAGGGTGCAGGTGTACCGCAACCAGCAACCGGGGCTGGAGTACCGGGTGCTCGGCCCCGAGGTGTTCGCCCATCAGGGAGCCCACAACATGGTGCTGGGGCTCGTGCAGTTCATCATGACGGAGTGCTGGTACAAGGACTCCGTGCCCAAGTTCCCGGAGGGGATGGAGGAGGATCTCCAGCGCGCCATCAACACGGGAGTGGGGGTGGAGGAGTGCTTGCGTAGCATGCCGTGGATGCCCGCTGACCAGAACTACCTGAACCTGGACCTGCTGAAGGAGCTGAAGGAGAAGTGGAAACTCAAGTTCGAGCTGGACACGGAGAAGCACCACAACGACTGGGGATGGCCCGAGTGGGCGCAGGAACTGCTGGGGGAGGGGAAGGTGCCGTTCGATGCCCCCACCAGGCCTAGCATGGCATTCCTCCCCTTCGAGGAGGCCGTGGAGGCCGTGCAGCCGACGGATATCCCGCTGTGGTAACGAACCCGACGCCCCAGTTCCCACCCTCCCCCACCGGCAGGGTAGTGGTGGCGGGAGGCAGGATCTCCACCGTGGGCACAGGATGCTGGGGGTGTGGCACCACACAGGGCCATGGCCTCCTCATCTCCCCACCGAAGGGAGGGACCACCACAACCGTGTGCGCAAAGTGTGCGCGGGAGTTGCTGGCTGGGCTCCTCAGGATGTACCTCCATGTGAGGAAGGAAGGCGTGGTTCAGGTGATCTCCCCTGACCCCATCGAGAAGGAGCAGAAGAATGTTGGTGAGTGAGAAGGACTTCTCCCCATCTCCCGTGTGGGATCTGGAGGTGAAGATCCGGAGCAGTAGGGGGGTGGTGAAACTCACCGCCTTCTCCAAGGTGTTCGAGGAGTTCTTCAAGTCCCTGAGTGGGGGGAAGAAGGAGCACTTCTCGGGAGGGAGCTATTGGGCGCTGCCCAACTCCTTCCGACCCAACCTGAACTCCCACGCGGTGCACTGGGCCACGGCCGAGCAGCCGCTCTTCACTCCCGGGAATGGGGTGAACCTCACGTGGTTGCGGCTGTGTGGGCTCGGGGAGGGGATCAGCGTGACGTATGGGTATCCCATGTCCGAGCGCGTGATGGACGCCACCGTGGGGGCCTTGGAGACCGTGCTTAGGGAGCTGTTCGAGACCTATCTCAACGATCAGGAGGTGACCCTGCGCATGAAGTCAGTGGTGGAGAGGAAGAGCACCTAATGGCTTTTCCCAAGGAGCTTCAGGAGGCCCTGGCTCGGCGCCGGGAGAAGCGCCCGGAGTTTGTGGGCGATCCCGTGGCCAAGATCGGGGTGGAGATGGAGGGAGGGTGGAGTTCCGCCCGCCTGAGTAAGTGGGTGGAGTGGGATCCCATGTCCGAGAGTTGGATGTTTCCCCTACACGAGGATCTCTCCCTGCATAGGGAGGAGTACACGGATCGGCTCCCCCACTTCGGGGAGATGATCTCCGACCCCATGCCTCCCGAGGAGGCCATCGCGTGGATGCATGAGAGGTATCCGGATGAGGTGGGAGCCCGGTGTGGGCTGCATGTGCACACCAGCTTCACCACCACGGATGCCTACGTGGCTCTCATGTCACGGGACTTCTGGAAGTATTTCCTCCAGAGGTGGGGGAAGTGGTATGGGGACAACGCTACACTAGTGGGGGCTGCCTTCGGGGAGCGGTTGAATGGCAACAACCGCTACTGCAAGCGCTTCTTCTGGCCGGAGAGGCAGTTGTTGCTGAAGAACAAGGCCATCCAGAACGGGAGAATGCTGCAGGAGATGGACGTGTATCCCCCGGAGAATGATCTGCAACTGCGAGATCCCGAGCCGGGCCACTTCCGGCGCACCATGCTGAACTACTGCTGGAAGATGCACAAGACCATCGAGTGCAGGCTCTTCCCGATGTGGCCCAAGCCCGAGGTGGCAGAGCTGGCGATTCGGGAGTTGCTGGACATCTACCGCAAGTGGTTGGTGGATGAGCATGGGCAGATGAAGAGGAAGACCATCGCAAGGAGGCTGGACTTCTCCAAGAGGAAGAGGGCGGCTGCGAGTGTCCTCCCCGAGTATGTGGTGAACTTCCAGCAGCCCATGCGGAGAGTGCGGGCCAACCAGGGGATAGCGCCCCCACCCGCGCGGGTGGATAGGCAACAGCTCAACGCCCTGCGTCAGGCCATCAATGCCATGGACTTGGGTGGCCCATTCGCGCCGGGGGCTGGGCAGCTCCCGCGCGGCCGATAGAAAGGAGCACCGAGAGATAAGATGTGTGTGATCTACTACGCTAGGACCGTGGACAAACGCCCTACGCTCAGTGAGTTGCGAGCGGGGGCTGAGAGAAACTCGGATGGTGCGGGCTATGCGTACTATGGCCCCGGCATGATCCCCCGATGGAAGAGGGGGCAGAACCTCTCTCCTGAGGAGATCTTCGATGACCTCCGAGGCATCAAGGGTCCGGTGCTCATCCACTTCCGCACCGCGAGTGTGGGACCCAAGTGCGAGGAGCTGACCCACCCCTTCGAGATGAAGTGGGAGCAGAGCGAGGAGAAGGAGGGGGAGGCCCCGGAGGGACTCCTCATGCAGAACGGCACGTGGAGTGGGTGGAAGAGTGCCCTCATTGATGCTGTCCGGATCGGGGCGGGGAGGCTGAAGCTACAAGCCGGGAAGGCATGGAATGACGGGAAGACCATGGCTGCCCTAGCGGGGGTGTATGGTCCCGGCATCCTGGAGAACATCGACATCGGGGCGAGCAGGTTGGGCATCATGCTACCACCCAGTGCCCAGTTCCCCCAAGGCACCGTGTATCCCCTCGGGAGTGGATGGGAGCGCGGGAGTGGGGGGTGGCTGCAGAGCAGCGCCACCGGCTCGTGTAGGGTGACGTACGACTCCCGCACCTCTCGCTTCCATGCGAGTAGTGACAAGAAGGAGGAGAAGAAGGACGAGAGGAGTGAGATCCAGAAGGCAGTGGATCAGAAGCTGGAGGAGAAGGAGAAGGAGAGCACGGCGCTCGCCAAGTTCCACACCCTCCCTCCTGCCCCCACCGCCCATGTGGATCCCACCAAGCAGGTGCATGTGATCACCAACCTCCCGAACTCGGGCCGGAAGTTCCACGCAAGGGTGCGGAAGCTGGGAGTGCAGGTGGTGGACAACCCTTCCTCCTTCTCGGAAGACGAGCTGCTGGAGTGCCTGATCACCTTGGAGAACGAGAAGATCCCCCTCGCGGGGCTGCTGAACTAACATGCCACGGAGGTGCTATGTGTTTGCCTCCCGTCCCAGCACAGGTGCGAGGGATGTGATCCTTGCCCTGAGGGAACTGGGAGTGCAGACCCAGAGGCTGCGGGTGGGGAGACCACTCCCCCCACGTAGTGTGGTGGTGAGTTGGGGCGAGCCCTACCGCTTCCCCCTCCCCGAGGGTGGGGTGTTGTTGAACCCCCCGGAGGGCTTTGTGGGGAAGATGACGGAGCTACGGAGGTTGAAGGAAAGTGGGGTGAAGGTGCCGGAGATGGCTTTCATACTCCCGGCCCCCAACACGGGGGAGTGGCTGGCTCGCACACGCCACCATGTGGGAGGGGAGGATCTCTTGCACCCACCCGAGCGTCCGGACTTCTGGACCCGTAAGTTGAACTTCACCAAGGAGTTCCGGGTGCATGTGTGGAAGGGCCTCACCATGAAGGTGGGGATGAAGGTTCCCATGGAGGGCATGGAGCCCCATGTGTGGATTCGGAGCAGGGCAGCAGGGTGGAAGATCTCCTATGGGCAGGATGCACAGGAGGCCATCCGGCAGAAGGTGAGGGATGCTGCCAAGGCAGCCACGAAGGTGTTGGCATTGGACTTCGGGGCTGTGGATGTGGGGGTGTGTAGGGATGGCACTCCCGTGGTGTTGGAGGTGAACCGTGCCCCAGGGGCGGATGGAGCCACCAGCATGAAGTACGCGGAGAAGATCAAGGAGGTGTGCTGCAATGGGGAGGGATAGACAAAGTGTCCAGTGCTCGGCCCTTGTCGCGCCTCGGACAAGGTTGTGGACAATACCCTAGATGTATAAGGAGAGTTTGTCCATTCGTGGAAGTGCAGTGGGGAGAGAGACTTACAAGGAGGGGTGAAAATGGACACTTTGTCTGCCACCAAGAAGGTGGTGAAGCGGACCGTTGAGAAGGTGGAGAAGCCCACGCACAAGCATGTGTGCTATGTGTGTAAGGAGAAGGAGACCACCATGGATGGCACACAGGAGGGGTGCATCCTGTGCCAGAGGAAGCTGCCGGGGTACGTGTGCCGGGGATGCACGCCCCGCACGGTGGTGAAGTGTGGGTGCAATCAACACCGGCATGGGGCATATGTGCTGATCGCCCACAACGCGCTGGGGGATTTCTACGCAGGTGGGAGGAGCAAGGGGTTGGTGCAACAGCCTCTTCCCCCACCTCCTCCCCCACCGAGTGATGAGGAGTTCCTTGCGCTGTTGGGGTACCGCATCCCGGAGGGGTACAAGCCCCCGAAGTGGGAGGATCCCAACGTGGATGGTGGGGGGTCCCTGCACGAGGCTCGCATCATGGCGCTGGATCAGTTGGTGCCCACCGTCCGCCCGAGGAAGTACAGCCTCGATGATCTCCTCAGTCTGCCGGACAGGGCGCGCATGCGGGTGTTCCGGCTCTTGGGGGTGAAGTGAGATGAAACCCGACACGCCGACGGTTGTGCCAATGCCGGAGGGAGAGGAGGGGGATGACCCCACGGTGAGCGCCCTCTCGGGCAGAGCAGCGGGGTTCATGCTGTATGGAGACCCCGAGGGGACAGGTGTTGCGAGTCCCATGCCGGTGCATGGGGAGGTGCTGGTGTACTCCACACCCGAGCGGGTGTGTGAGCACTACTGGGATCTGGTAGCCAACGGGAAGGAACTTAACTTGAGCCGTGACCGAGTGTGTGTGGTGGTGGTGTACTATGATGATTATGGTGACATCTCCATCCCCCCACAGGTTCGGCTCCCGAAAGGAAACAACAGATGAGATTTCTGGTGGTAGTGGTCGTGCCGGAGGAGGATCGGATCAGCGGGGAGGGGCCGGCCTTGTTCTACGGGCCTTTCAAGTCGGAAGCAGAGGCGAAGGACTGGGGGATTGTGTACTTCGGGGACACCATGGAGTATGCGGTGTTTCAGCTCCTTGATCCGGAGGAAGTGTGAGTCTGACCGTAGAGGAACTGACCCCCGCCGTCACGAACCTCTCCAAGGTGTTGAAGGCCAAGGGGATCGGGCATCAGTTCAAGATCCACCGAGCGGAGGGGGTGTTCAGCCTCAAGTGGATGAGTGGCACCGACTACACCCGCACGAAGGTGATGACGGAGTTCTTGGGGGATGGCATGGTGCGGGGGGAGGATGGAGTACCCCTCGGGGCGTGGAACAACAACTCCCGCCCACCGTGGCATATCCTTGAGGTGGCAATCCCCATTCGTGTTGCCCTAGAGAAGCTCTGCACTCAGGAGGAGCGGGAGTTGCTGCTCAAGGTGGAAGCTGACCGGGAGATCGCCCTGCGGGAGGTGATGGAGCCCATCGAGACCCGGAGAAGGATCGTGATCAACACCCTCACCACCACGATGTCGGATGCGCAGGATATATGGGGGGATCCCATCGCCCTCCCACCCGAGGGGGAGATCATGGACTACGTGGATGAAGAGGAGGACGACAACCGATGACACAGTACATCGCCCTGCGGACTATCCACCTGAAGGGTAGGCCCTGCGGGTGGTGCCTCACTGGAACCCTCTATGCGATAGGGGGACTACCCACCGAGGACCCCAAGTCCAAGGTTGCGTGTTGGAAGTGCAAGACGGAGTATTACACCTGGCAGTCTGTGGCGGCCGACTGTGATAGCCAGACCTTTGAGACGCTGAAGATCACGCGGTATTGCCGGGGCCTGCGCCCCGATCAGGGGGAGATCCGGCGGGCCATCGACAACGGGATCATGACCCGCGCCGCCCGCATCCCGGAGGCATCCAATGCCCGGATGTGGACAGCCGCGGAGCAGGACAACCTGCATCTCGCTCCTGGTCAGGCAGTTCCGAAGCCCGACCCCAAGCAGGAGGAGGAGCAGCCCGACTTCGACTGGGAGGGGGAGTGGTGGCACCATGGAGCGAGCAGTAGGGGGTATGAGCACACTTACTCCTCCGAGTTCCGGGAGCACTTCTCCTCAAGCTACCCTTGGGGGGATGGGAACAACAGCCATGTCATTGTGCTCAGGAAGAAGTGGGAGCCGTGGGAGGGAGAGGAGGCGCAGGTCACATGAGGATGCTGCATGACCTTGCCGTGTGGGTGCTGGGAGCAGTCGCGGGGCTGGTGGTGATGGCATCACTGGAGCCGGTGGTGGCCCGCACCACGGGGGACCCATCCCTGAAGATCTCCTACACCCCCCGGGTGGCGGTGAGTCCTGCTATCTTCTACTTCCGTGCGGAGTTGCACGGGAGGGAGGAGGAGAGGTTGTACTGCCCCGCCGTGGAGTGGACGTGGGCGGACGGCACGCGCTCCCTGCATGAAGAGGACTGCCCGCCGTGGGATCAACACACAGAGGAGGACTACAAGAGACTCTGGACGCAGAGGAAGGCCCTTGGGTTTGGGAGGCACCTTGTTGAAGTGCGGCTGTTACGCAGCGGCAAGGTGCTCATGCGTGCGAGTGTTGAGCCCATAGTGTTGGGGGAGTGATGCGGAGAGTGTTGGGGCGGCGGGAGAGAGACATCCCGAGGTTTGTCACATGGAGCCTTGTGGGTGCAGTGTGGGTGTGTGCCGTGTTCTTGGCCCTGGTCGTGTTACTGCGGGATGCGTTCATCTGGTGGCATGTGAAGATGATTTCCCCTTGACATCCGGGCGAGGATGTGGTAGGATACTTGTCCCCTGGGAGAGGTGGACAAAACAAAAGAAAACATAGGAGGAGGATTTTACATGGAAGATTACGTCGATCTCGGAGCGCTGGCGGCTGGTGGTGAGGAGCTGGTCGGCCCTATCGAGAGTGCGGACTTCACGCCCGGCCCGGGTGTGACCCCCGTGGGGGATTACATCTCCCACACCCGGAAGATCACGGGGAAGCAGAAGGATGATGGCAACATCACCTTCACCGTGGAGCTTACGGGCGGGGTGCAGAACCCCGAGACGGGCAAGGTGTTCAATGCTCGCTTCCCCCTGAAGACGTGGATCAGCACCAAGCCCTACGCCCGAGAGGGTGTGAAGGGCACCACGTCCGGCGTGGCGGATTACCTCCGCGCGTGCGGGATGAGTGCGAAGAGCATCACCTCCAAGCAGGAGTTGGTGGAGGCCCTTCAGTCCACGGAGAACATCCCTGTGATGGTGTTCGTGGGACGCACGGATCGCAGTGAGAAGCTGGGGGATGGGACGTACTCCGAGCCCCTGAATCTCAAGCTGAAGGACTTCCTGCTGCCGGATGGAACCTACGCGGATTCCATCGAGCGGGATGGTCAGGTGATCCGGGCGAAGGAGAAGGTCGGAGGCTTCCGCAAGATCTAGTTGTAGCAACTGGACCCTGACGCCCGGGTATAGGGCGCCGTCAAGTGCGATCGCGCTACCTGCCCCGACAAGTTGGGCTCTGCTAGGATGGTTCAAGTCCTAGCTCTTTTCTTTGGAGGAGAGAAATGAGCAAGAAGAAGAGCTATGTGGGGAAGTACTATGTGGTGCCCGGGTATGATCTCCCGCCGACCAGCCGCATGGCCACCAAGGAGCTGGTCGCCCTGGACAAGGCCCTGCCCAAGGACTGTGAGTTCTGCGATGGGGACACCGTCTACCTAGTGAAGGTGGAGAAGGCTTTCCGCGTCACGTCTGCCGTGCAGGAGATCTGATGCCCCGTAGTGCGGGGGAGTTGGTGAGCGTGCTCAATGACGCAGGGAATGCTGTGTCGTACCTGCGGGAGTACGTGAACCAAGTCCGGGAGGGGCGCCCCACTCGGAGGGTGCTCCTCCTCGATGCAGGGGAGAGGCTGGCGGAAGTAGTGCAGGCCATCAAGGAAGAGCTGGCATGGGAAAAGGCGCAGACACAGTAGCGGAACTGCAAGCACTGATGGTGCTGGCAGGGGCACTGTGCGGGATGTGTGCTGCCCACTTTGCCATCGTCGCCAACGAGGAGAGGAGATACTGGGCCAAGGTGGAAGGGTACACTGTGGCAGGAGCACTGCTGGGGTTGGGTGTTTCGGTGATGTGGCTGGGGAGCGTGCTGCCTAGCTGGTGGGGGGTGAGATGAGCGAGGCGTATGCCGAGTTCTGGAGCATGACCGTGCTGTTTGGAATCGCCGTACTCTTTGCCTGCACCGTGGCGATAGTGTCGAGGTTGGACAGGGTGGTGGACGCATTGGAAGCCCTAGAGAGGGTGAGAAGGGCATGAGCGCACATGCAGACTACTTCACGTTCTGGGTTTGTGCGTTGGTGTTCCTTGGGGGTGTGGCAGCCATGGTCACGGCTGTGTTGGTGGGCTACCTCCGGGCGGTGTTGGTGGAGATGGCCGGCATCCGGAAGGAGGTGCGCCGTGGGTGAGAAGGTGACGCACCCGTTCGTGCTGTCGGATTTGCCGACAATGGGCGGCTGCTGCCACAGCTGCGGCCTGCCCCGCTCCGCGCACCCCGAGCCCGAGCCTGCGCCCGAGAGGCGCTGTAGCTGTCCGGTGCCCGATTGCCAGCACCATCGTGGCCTCGCCCCGTGGCCTGAGCCGCTGCGGAAGCTGGTCGATGAGTTCTGGCCTACTCTCTGCCCCGGTGGA